GCTTGAATATAAGCATGTTCGTCACACATTTTCATAAATGCAAATTCCCAACTACTTCTATAGGTAGGAGTTCTGTTTCCAATATACTTGTCTGGGTTTTTTAAATTATATTTTCCTTGAGCAAAACGTCCCATGGTTTACACCACTATGTTTCGTTGCTCTTGCTTTGTTACCATGTCAGTAACTTTAAATCCAATAACACTTATTTTGGATCTATTATAATTTACAATTTCACCAACTAGACCACTGACTTGTACATCAGTCAATCCTTTAAGTGTATCTAATAAAGTGAATACATTTACTTCATCTACTTTTGCTTGTTGCAAAAGCACTGTGGCAATACCTGTTGCAGAAGTTTCATCAAATCCTCTTTTAAGAAAAAACCCTACTACAGAGTCAACTTGATTTGCACTATAAGAAATTGTTTCAGTAAAATATTTGTCAAAAAATTCTTTCACTTCTGTTGAACTATCAATTGGTTCTATTTTTACTGTACTGCTCATCTTGGTCCATTTCTTTGTGCTTGTAAAGTATTTTCAGCAACAGTATTTCCTGATGCTTGGTTTACTCTTTGTCCGTATATTAACGAACTAGTATCAACTGTTCCGCCGTTTGTATTTGTTATTGATGCACTACCACTATTGCCGGAATTTTTAGGAATACTAATATTACTAAGTCCACCAACATTTTCTCTTCCTATATTTGTAATTGTACTTTTTAAAATATTAAATCCTTCTTCACGTAATCCTTCTTTTGATAATGATTTTGCATTTTTAAATGTATTAAATGCAGTCAATGCTGTACCAAGATTAAATTGGCCGCCGGCAATGTCACCTAGTACATTACTAATACCGCCAATTACTCCACCGCCACCAAATAAACTACTAGTGCCGCCGCCTCCAATAGTCAATGGACTAGGAGTTTTATCATAGTGTGCTGTAGCAAATCCTTTTGGACTATTTTCGCCTGTTGCACCTCTACTGTAATATACTGCTTCATATGCAATGCTTAATTGGTTTTGCGAAGGAGTACTGTTATCCATACTATCCATTTGATCATGTGTTAAACCTGTAACCATAGGATTGACTAGTGTGTACCCTAGATACTCGTGTCTTGCCATTTGATAAATTGTAATTTTATTAAAGAACGGTTTTTTATGATCGTTGTCTAATCCATATCTATAATTTTGTGAAATTGGATCTGTATATGTGTTACGAGGATTATAAGGAGGATTAATACCGTCATCATTATAATTTCCATCTCTAAAATAATATCTATAATATGCTTCCATTAATGTAGTAGTTAATCCCATATTGTCATCATGGAACGTAATGTTTACTGGATCATATTCAATACTAGTCTGTAAGTTCTTTTTACGATTGTACATATTTTTAGTTGCAGTTTGAATACTAAATTTAGGTAAATCTGCTGACTTCACAAGCATATTAATTTCTTGCTTGTGTCTTTGATCTAATTGAGGTATCATTTTTTGTGCTTCGGAACTTAATTCAAAGACAACATGATAAAGGAATTTAGTTTTTGGTGCAAGACGCATGCCGTCGTCTGTAAATAGTCTAGCGGCATGTTGATAATCTTTTAAATTACCACCAGGATTTGTTGCACCCTGTAAAACATTATTTAAAAATCCGTTGAGTATATTCGCCATATAAATATTTATCCTTAAAAGAAAAGTGCGTATAAAATAAAAAAGGGTGACCTAAGCCACCCTCTTTTTAATACTATGGCAATGTTATAGACTTATTATAGTCCGCCGCCGCCTGTTACTAGACTGTTAATAGTTCTACCAACTGCTGTTCCAATTCCTTCACCAACTGGTGATTGGATAGCATTGTCGTAACGCATTGCTAATGAAATAGTTACCGGTTCATTTGAACTATATGCTAGTGTGTTATAGTTTGCATTTTGGATAAAGCAACCGTATAACTCGAATGTTTCTAGTACGTTTGGCGTGTTAGCACCGTTACCACCATCTAAGATTTCAATACGTGTTGTGTATTTGTAATCAATACCTGATGCCGCACTTGACTGTTCGAAAAAGTCAAATTGTTTCTGAAGTTGTTCGCCAACTAGTTTTTGTACACTGTTGTTAACATCTTCTCTTAAGTTTAATGTAATTGGTTCCCAAGTAGGACGTCCTGCTAGGTATGCTCTACTGTTATAAACTGGAATTTCTAATTCCTCAAAGTTTACTGTAGGGCGTGTTACATCAATTACTTGTTTTGTTAGTTCTGTTGTTGGTGTTGATACACCGAAGTTCTCAAGTGTCACTCTAAAGCGATATTGTAGTTTTGGCATCAACAAACCTTGTGTTGATGAACTCGCGTCGCTCGCTAGTGGTACTGTAATTTTTGAGAGTGTTGAAATTGCCATATCTATTTGCTCCTGTTACAAGTATTTATCATTAACGAGCCCCGTATTTCAGGGGCTCATTTTATGAATTATAATCCTGCAATTTCCCCTGTATTCTTAAGTCTTAATGGAATGTAAATAAATTCCACAGCCTTAACTGGTTCAATTGCTATATCTAAGTATAGTTCGTTTCTATCAATTCTACTTGGAGTATTGTTAGATTCGTCACATACTACAATGTAGTCGTATAGTGCTCTACTACCTACTAATTCAAGCATTAAACTTTCAGCCGCTTGTTTGATTTCATCACGTGTGATCTTATCGTTTGGCTCAAAGATATAAGGCTTAGCAAGTTTATTAAGTTGACTACGCATGTAAATTACTAGTCTTGCAACATTAACTCTATCCAATGCACTTGCATTTCTTGCTCTTGTTTTCTGTCCGAAACAAACAAGTCCTGCGCCTGTAATGAATGTAATAGGGTTAACACTAATTCCAAATAGCGTATCACGCTGTCCTTCGTTTAGTGCAATTGAAACAAATTCTCCTTCGTTATCAATATACCCTGTTGCTGTTGCGTTAGTAATTCCGCCACGTCTTGTTCCTGCTGGAGCAAACCATGGAAACGATACTTGATCGCTTAATGCAATAGTTCTTAGCATCATGTGACTTGGCGGAACAACAATATTGTTACCTGCGTTATCACTTGTGAATCCCCATGGATAGTAAACACCTAAGTATTCATCTCTACTTACTAGACCGTCGCTGTTATCTTCAACTGCAAGAGCAACGTTTGTGCCCCATTCGTTAATTGATGTAGCACTTGAATCTAGTGTTGCTGGTGAATCACCTACAACAAATGCTGTTAAGCCTCTGTCATAGTTTAGTGAAATCATTTCGCCAATTAGTTCTGGGTAACCTGGTGCCGCCATTAAGTTAAAGATTCTTGATTCATCATCTCTAATGTCTTGGTTGCTGTTAATCATTGCTTGCATTGCTTGTACAACAACTGCTCTTTGCGCTGATTGACCAAACTTACCTGAACCGTCTGCGTTATTTGCTGACTCAGTAACCCATCTATGTGGATAGTAACTTGACATTGGTACTGAAACACCCATTCTATCGTTATTTGCATTTGTATCAATTGCATTGCGTACAAATTTCTTAACGTTAAAACCGCTTCTACGTGTATTGAACAAGATCATGCCTTTTGGATATAGTGCCGGATCTGGAGCATCAAAGTCTAAGAAGTTGCTTGTTAGTAAGTCAGCAATAGTTGCTTCTTTACTGTTAGCACCTGCTGTTGACCAACGTGCATCTCCAAACAGTACACCGTCTTGTGTTGTTTGATCACTTGAATCTAGTAACACCCAAAGTTGTTTAGCATTTGACCAGCGATAAATCTCTGGATACTTATCAATGTTTGTAGTGTTAATCCAAATGTCACCATCTTTAAGACCTGTTCCATCTGATTGTCCTGTTGCCGCTAAAGGTTCAGTAGCACTTACAATTGGTCCTGCTGGATCAGTTTGATCGCCTGCACTAGCACTGTAATATGGACTTGTTGAATCTAAATATCCTACCCAAGTTGTACCATTGTGTACCATAATGTCTGCTTCATCAACAACTGAATTGTACCATAGTGTACCATCTGTTGCTAATGATGTTGGAGCAGTTGCTCCGTTAGTTGCAGTTAATACTTTCCAATTTGAAGCAACAAAATCACTTGCTGTGTCACCTGCTGGAGCAGTATATAAATTTGTAGTATTTGATGTACTAAATCCAATTTCTGCTAAGTGTCCGCTTGTGTCAGCAATTCTAATCTCGCCACCTTTTGAATGTGAAATTACAACTCTGTTTGTACTATCAACACTTGCACTTACATTTGTCATTGCCGCATTATTAACTGCACCTGCAATTACGTCTGCATCAGATGCCGCACCAGTTGCTGTACCACTAATGGTTACTGCGCTTGCTAGTGTTGCACTGCCAACAATTGACTCTTGTAATGTAAATGTAATTGAACCAGCACTTGCTTGTGTAGTTACTGCACTTGATGTAATTGATGTTACACCAGTTGCGTTACGTTTGTACACTTTAAAGTTAGCAACCAAGTCGCCTGCTTCCGCATCATTTGATTTAATGAAAAGTGAACTCATTGCTAAATTAGTGCCGCCGCCCACTTTATCAAGAGTTGCTAAAGCCGCTTGAGGTGTACTAAAAATTGAAACATCTTTTGAGTCCCATAATGATGTAGCACTATTCCATGCTTTGATAGCCCACTTAGCACCTTTGTTTGGTGAAGTAGTTTTAACCCAAATACTTCCTGTTGGGCGTGGAGTTGTATCGCCTGAACCAAACTCGGGAACACTTGTATGAGGGGCAATATTCAACGCCGGTGCCGCATATGTTCCTGCTACAAGGCCCATGGCTGTTAAGCCATTACCAGCGCCGTCTGCAAGTACAATGTTAACACCTGTTGAGTGTAATCTTAATATATCGTTAGCCGCTTCAACTGTTGCAGTTACGCCTGAAATACCCAAGCCATTAATTACTGCCGCTAATGCTGTTGCGGATGTGTCGTTTGCTGTTACTGTTGTACTATTAATAGTAAACTCTTTTCCTGATACTGTTACAGCACCTGCAGTACCTTGTGTTGTAGCCCAACTTGCTTTCCATGCGCCCGTTCCTACTTCAACCCATGTACCACTTTCATTTTTGTAGTATAGTTTGTGTAGTGTACTTGCCGCTGTAATAGCATAGTCGCCAACTGCGCCTACTGATGTTTTTGGTGCACCTGTTGCTACGCCGCCAACTAATTTTGTTACGTCAGTAATTACTGTTGGGGCTTTGTAACTAAATGACTGTCCACCCGTTGTAGTTACTGCCGCTGAATTCCATTCAGACACACCGTAAATAGTGTTTGCTGTATCTACCCAATATGTTCCATTTGCTGGAGCACCAGTTGGAGCGTCTGCACTTGCTGTTAATCCTGCAAGATCAAGTCCTGCTCTAACAACGTATGCTCTGTTACTTACACCTAATAGTGAGTAAGCCGCTTGTAATCCATATTCATTAAGTTCACCTGCATGTATCGGATTGTTGTTTGAATCCGTATAAAATAATGGTTCGCCGAATGTTTCTACTAAATCTCTTTGTGAGGTAACCAAAAAAGGTTTGCCTGCATTTGCCGCTGTTGTCCCTGGTGCTGTACCAGTTCCGCCGCCATTTTGTTTATCTTGTGCGGTAGCAACAAATATCATTGGTACGGTGCCTGGTTCGCTGGGCGTGTAAAAACTTTCGTCTATTACTTTAACCTCAACACCTGGTGATGATAATGCCATTGTGTTTCTCCTTAATAAAAGTGTTCGTAGTATTTATATGAATTGGAATTAAAATGCTTATAATACCACCAGATAAAGGGACCAAAAAGGTGAGGTAAATACGTTATGAGACCTTTATGCGAGTGTAAACTAAGACCTGCGGCTATAAACTATAAAAAAGCCGGTAAAACTTATTACCGTAAGAAGTGTGAAACATGTTTACGTAATGGTCCTAAGCATGGTGTGCCTAAATGGCATCAGCGTGGGTATGCTAAAAAAGACTATTGCGAAAAGTGTAATTACAAAAGCAAACATCAAGAACAATTTAATGTATATCATGTAGATGGAAATTTAGAAAACTGTTCAGTAATGAACTTGAAAACTATATGTGCTAACTGTCAACGTATTATGCAGAAACAAGGTGTTCGTTGGAAACAAGGAGACCTTTTACCTGACTTTTAAGTTCGTCTATACCTAAGTCATTGTATATAGTACTATTAAAATCAACGTTTGCCCAGCGCCATTCAGACTCGTGTACATCTTTAGGTTCAACACCGATATCTTGATACATACGCATCCATACAGGATCTTGCCCACGTTTTACACGCCAAACTTCGCCGTGTATGCTCTTAATCATATTTGCTTCATTAGGAAATCTTACGTCAGGAATAACAAAGTTCTTTTTAGGATATTTTACAAGTTCTTGTTTAACTAAACTTACCCAAATGCTGTCATCAAATCCATGTCGCATACAGTCAGTGCCAAACTCTTGTAATACTAGTCTAGGAGTAATTGTACGTCCTGTTTCTCTAGACCAAAAGTCATCTTGTGTTTCTCGCCATTCTCTGCTTTCTACAGTATCTCCTTCAAGCATAGCACGATCCCAATTGAATACTGTTGCTACACCATCTTTTAATTTATCAGCAAAACTAAGTTTTGTAAATCCATATTCTTCAACTAGTATGTCGCCGACTGTTCCTTTGCCACAGCCTATAAGGCCGCATATTCCTATAATCATAATTTAAGTTCCGATGTGCCGCCGCCTACAGTCCCCCTAGCAAAGAAATTAAATGCCAAACTGTATCGTGGTGTTGTTGTTAGATTTGGGGTAACCATATGTTCTAAATGACTTGGAAATAGTACTAAGTCTCCTGCCTTAGGCGATATGTAAAATTCGTTTGTGTTATATTGTGTAGGTTCTTTGAAAGATACCCTTACTGTATCATGAAATAAATTATAGTATAAATGTGACTTTTGAAATACAATATCTCCTGCATCAGGTTCATTTTGAATATAATATACACCACTTAACATTGCATTACTATGCCAGTGTAAAGTATTTTGTTCACCTTTTGAATGTCTATTGATCCAACTATTTTGTAATTCAAACTCTACATCATCATTTACTTTTAATTCTTCACTAACAAATACATTACATGCTTCTTGTATTTGACCTTTGAGCCATTGAAGTTTCACACCATTCAAAACATACTTGTCTGAAGTATGATCATGTCCTGCCGCTTCATCAGGATAGTCTAAATTTTCTATCCATTTCATTGTGACAGGATCTACACATCCTATATTTGCATAGAATAAAGGAATAGAAAATAAAGGAGTTGTTTGATATTTCATATAAAAGTCCTTACTGAATTTGTTCCTATTTTTCCTTTCGGAAAATAATTAAAAGCCAAACTATATCTATCTTGTTTATCCAAACTTTTGGCAACTGTATGTTCTAAATGGCTAGGAAAGATTAACACATCACCTGTCATTGGTTTTACAGTCCATTCGCCTGAAGTATATTGACTCCAATTTTGCTTTGTATCTGGACGTACATGTTCGGGAAAACTATTCAAATGTTGTCTATTCTTTTTAAACGTAAGAGGATTACTAGTTGGTCCTACATCAGGATAGTATACTCCACTAATTACAGCATTGGCATGATTGTGTAATTCTATATCACTACCAGTATTCATTTTATTAATCCAACTAGTAGTAAGTTGAAACTCGACATCGTCAATAACATCTAGTACAGTATAAGCAAAATAATCTACTGCACGTTTAATTAGTGTTTGTAAATTTAATAATTTTGGTTGACTTAATACATCAAACCCTCTTTCTGATTCTGGTAAATGATTTTCGTTGCCATACTGTGCAACTGCGCTATTTGGATAATCTAAACGTTTTATCCATGCAAGTGTAATAGGATCTAATGGTCCTAAGTGTGACTTTAATAGGGGTGTAGAAAATAAAGGGGTTGTTTCATAATGCATAGTATAATAATACTATCTATTATGCTGTTTGTCAACCAATTAAAAAGCCGTATCCTGCTCCGCCGGCTACTTGTTGTGAAACATCCATCTCTAGTTTTTCTAGTTCTGCTTGTGCTTCTGCTTTAAGTGCATCACCGTTAAGTGAACTACCACCTTGTGGACCTGCTATTTGTGCAAATTTACTACGTGCTTCGCCTAGCATAAATTTACATGTTGCTAAAGTATAGTCTTTAATCCATTGGCTTGCAAGATAGTCTGATAATAACTGTTCATCTGATCTATAATTATATACAAATAACAATAGTGTTTCTTGTGTACGTGGACGTTGTAACATTGTCAATTCTTTTGTAGTTGTATTCCATTTAAATTCTATATATGAACCAAACATTCTACCTACTAATTCTTGATATTGACTAAACATATCGTAAGTTGCTAGTCCGCCCATGTTAGAACTTGATAACAAATATGTATTTGTGTAAGCCATGTTGAACGGTTCAAATAAAGTACCACCGTCACCGCCGCCTGACCGTGATCCAATCGACCTGCGAAATAACTTTCGTACTTCCATAACTTCGTTAGGTAATACATATGTGTTTTGATCTTCAACTGTTGGCATAAACATATAGGATTCTTCAACTGAATTATCACTACGCTGTCTAAATTTTGACAACGCTTTTCCTAGTGCAGTTTGATAATGAACTGGATCTAGTTCAACGTCTACCATGCCTCCGCCTAATAGTGCGTAAACGTAGTCGTAAACTTCTTGTTTTTTAGTTGCTAGTGTAGCCATATGTATAGTCTCCACTAGTATTTATCGTTAGATGTCTCGTTCGATAAATATGTATATGCCAAGACTATCCTTATATAAACCAGAAAAGGGCAATGATTATACGTTTATGGACAAACAAGTCTATGAAATGTTTACTGTGGGCGGAACAGATATATTCGTACACAAGTATTTAGGCCCAAATAATCCTGAAGAGATTGACGCAACTGCTGACCAGCCTCGC